AACAACATTGAGCAAATTTGGGGTTCCACTCGGCGGCGGTGCAGGTCGCGGTGGTATTCTCCAACCTAAGGTCAAGTGGAAGTTCCGCGTTCGCGTGGTTAACTTTGGCCCAATCCAAGGCGGCTTGGACCTGACTCAACAGGTCTCAACAGCTACCCGCCCGACATTCACACAAAGCGATCAAGCTGTTCATTCATACAACTCGGTTGACTACTACGGTGGTAAACCAACTTGGGGAACAATTTCGATTGAAGTACGTGATGATGTGACTAATGCGGTTTCGCGTCTAGTTGGTCACCAAGTTCAGAAGCAACAGAACCACTTTGAGCAAACCAGCCCATTGAGCGGTATCAACTACAAGTTCCAGACATATCTGGAAACTCTTGATGGTGGTAACGACACTGTTCTGGAACAATGGTTCCTGGAAGGATGCTTCCTGACGTCCGTCAACTACAACGGTTTCGACTATTCGTCTAGTGACGCTATGATGATCAGTATGGAAGTCCGTTTCGCCAATGCGACGCAGTCCGGTGGTCTCATGCCAGAAATTCCGCAACTCATTCCTGGCGTGTTGCTCGGCTAATAATCAAGTATGGCAAAGGACAAAGACCAGAAAGGTCGTCCTATTCTCCAGAGAAGCCCTCATCAGGCTTCTCGGAACTTTGGCTTTGACCAGCAATATTGGAACGGTTCGAAGCGCCAAGGAAACTCCCTTGGCGCTCCACAACCAAAGTTCCTTTTCTTGGTTCGGTTCATCAAAACCAACACGGACGGCAAATCAGATTGGGCGAATGCCATCACCCTTGCGGTGAAGAGCTTCGATCGACCAAAAGTTACGCCGCAAGTTCAAGAAATCAAGCAGTACAACAAGAAACGCTTGGTTCAAACCGGTGTAAAGTATTCACCAGTGAATATCAGCTTTCACGACACCGCTGATGGCACAGTCTCAAGAATGTGGAAAGAGTACGCGTCATACTATTTTGGTGATTTCCGACACGATACGGATTCTGACTGGAACTACGATGCTACAGTTGGCACGTTTAATGATAATGGAAAGGGCTTTGGATTGACCCAACCGGTGACAACTGGTGGCGAAACTGATGCATTTCTGTTGAATTCATCCAATTTCTTTGAACGAATTGAATGTTACCAATTCTTTGGTGGTATGTACACCCAATTCGATTTGGTTCGCCCCAAGATCTCTTCATACGATCCGGACGAACTTGATTACGAAGCGCCTGGTGGTTTGAGTATTAGAATGACGGTCGAATACGAATCGATCATCTATCATAACGAAAGCCACCCGAATCCAATCAAGGACGCAAAGACTACAAATGGCGCGACCATTTCGGCCATCATGCAACAAGCTGGTATTGATGGTGACGTTTACGAACCACCTGCCGGATATGGCCCAAACCTGAACAACACCAACATCCCATTCTACGGTAACGCTTCGCGTATCTTGTCGAAGATCCCAACTACTCAATGGGGTGTGTTTGGTAAAGCTGGCAAGATCATCTCTGAAGTACCACAAGTTTTCTTCCCACAAGGAACAAGCGCTCTGGGATCATTCGGGACTTTTGATTTCGGCCAAGCTGCTTCCAACAACGCATTTACTCAAGTGGGGAAAGCGTTTCAAGGTGCGATTGGTAGTTTCGGTACGGCGGGGAAGAATATCGTCAATGGTGCCGAAAGCGAAATCAATCGTGTAAACAATTCTTCTGGCGTTAGCGCAAGCACCTTGGACGCATCTCGTGGTGCATCTCAGTCTATGATGAACGCGGGTGCGTCAGAACAAGGTGGTCTGACGACCGCTTTGGCCGCATCTTCAACCAATGGATCTTCCTTGTTCTCATCTCTGAATTCAGGAAGAACTACAAGTCAAGTTGGTAAGCGTACTGACATTGGTCCAGTATCTGATCCAAACGATAGAGCATGACAAAATACAGTCAAGGCGAATATGCGCCACTGAATCCCCAAAAGTATATTGGTAAACTTCCTGTGATTTTTCGTTCTTCATGGGAATTAAGCTTGATGCGTGTCTTGGACCATCATCCAAATGTGACACAATGGGCCAGTGAAAGCATCAGCATTCCGTACGAACACCCATTGACCAAAGCTTGGACCTTCTACATACCAGATTTTCTCATTGTCTACACCGACAAAACTGGCAACAAGAAAGCTGAAGTGGTTGAAATCAAACCGGCCAAAGAAGCGATGGACGAACGTGCTAAATCCAAGAAGGACAAGTTAGTTCTAGCCGTGAACAAAGCCAAGTGGGCAGCCGCCATCGCTTGGTGTCACAAAAATGGACTGACATTCCGAGTCCTGACTGAGGAACAGTTGTTCCGCCAACCAGGGAAGAAGAAATGAGCAAGACAATTCAAGAAGCATTGGACCTTCCAGTTCTAGAAGATCTTCTGAAGGCTTCGGCAAAAGATGACGCCGCAGACGAACCAGAGATCACTGATGAGATGGTCGAACAATTTCAGGAAGAAGAGACCACAACGGCTCTCACACACGCACTCGCGAGTGGCGCAGTGACGCCAGAAGTCGAGGAAGCACGCCAGGCACGCGATCATGAGAACGCGATGGACGAGCTGCATAAAGAGACTCTACAGCACGCCAAAGACCTTATGGACCTTGGTTACAACGTTGATACTCGTTCAGCTGGTCGAATCTTCGAAAACGCCGCCAACATGTTCAAGATTGCACTTGATGCCAAGAATGCAAAGCGTGACGCGCAGCTGAAATCGAAGAAGTTGGAGCTTGAAGACCGCAAAGTTCAGATGCTCGAAAAGAACACCAAGGGAGGGGTTCCTGAAGGAACCATTGATGCCCAAGCTGTGATTATTGAGGATCGAAACGAAATCATCCGTATGGCGCGTGAAAAGGCCAAGGGCGACGCTAAATAAAGGATAGCTATTGGAGCGCTCCATGAATTTCAAACAATATTTGGCTGAGAGCGAAAAGAAGTACGAGTATCGTCTCAAGACTGTCTTGATGATGGACAAAAACGCCTGGAAGACCGTTGAGCTCTTCTTGAAGCGTTATCACCTTCTGAATTTCGGCAAGCCCACAAAGACAATTCTGCAGAAGCGTCCTCTGGATTTTACCAATCTCGAAAACCGCGAAGTACACATGGTCGAAGTGACCTTGGGTCTTCCAGCAAGCCCTGATACAATTCAACGCGAACTCTGTGTTCTGTTGAATTCGCCTCTGGAATACTTTGTCGTTCGTGGTGAGAACGACCCAATCGAGATTCAGAGTGCGCGAGTAGACCAAGCAAATGACATTGCAGCACAAGCTGATGAAAAGAACGTCGAACAGGCAGCCCTGTTGAGCACCGAGTCTGAGTACCCAGAAGCTGATCGTGGCATTGATGGTTCTAACTACTACGGCAACGAATACAACAGCCGACTCCTCAAGTACATGAAGGAAGTCTCGGATGAGCGAGTCGAGAAAATGAAAGTTGACGCGCCGAATCCATTGTTCAGTTGGTTGGATATGCCAAAGTCCGATGCTCCTACTGACAGCTTCAATCCGGAACCTGAAAAGACTCCAAAGGCTGACAAGGAAGCAAAGAAGCCAACACGATTTGGTAACTTCGATGACGAAGACACCACTATCAAGAAAACCTACGTTGACGGTAAGGGTCGTGAAAAGACGTTGACCGCCAAACCAAAATCTGTTCGCAAGGACTAATCATGAAAGCACTCGATATCGAAAAGATCATGCGCCTTGCGCGTTATGGCCTGGCTGAAGCTTCCGAATACGATTCGGTAAACGAGCCCAAGCCGGAAGAATATGATGATCTGACTGTTCGCGGAAACCCACGTATCAGCAATCTTCAGGTCAATAACCAGGGTGACAACCCTATGCCCGACCAGAGCGATCTGGAAGAGGATGAAAATGATCCAGATGCACCATATGCGATTGATGATCAGATGATCAAGAACATGATGGGCTTGATGGCACCAGAGCATTACGATATCCCCCGTGAAGCAGTTGCCGCAGGCGACTATAAGGTTCTGAGTGGTGGTCGCATGTACATTGGTGGTAAGATTCGTCCAATGTGCGAAATGGATCAACTTGCCACCGATGTTTGCATGGACGATTTCAATGATGGTGAAGGCGCCGAATACGTTCGTCAAGTCTTTGATCGTATGCAAGGCGAACTGCTTGGTGACAAACAAGAGCCCGTGGTTGAATTCCGTGATGGTCCATTGGAAAAGCGTTTCAACTACGAAGTTGATTCGTTGGGCCACGTGAACGTTACTGATACCAAGACTGGCAAGAGCATTTTCCTGCAAGGAGAAGATGCACTCGAATTGTTGGGCCAACTTGACATGTACGGCAAGTCTGATGAACAAGTGCAACACATTCTGTCTCAGTATCAACATGTGATGGAAAGTGCTCCTCTGGAGGAAGCTCCGAATGGTGACGTCGCCCAGGCATTCAGTTTGGTGTTGGCAAAGATTTCGGAAGCCTATTCTCAAGTATCTGACATCAAGGACCGTGTAGACGATTCTGATGACGTTTACCCATCCATGATCTTGGAGCAATTGCTTGAAGATCTTGAGAAGTTTGAGGAACGTATCAAGCGATCAGCGAGCTGATCGGCTTTCACAATTCAACGGGGATAGATAAGACGTCTATCCCCTTTTTTCTTCTATGATTGTAAACATACCAAAGACGCACCCACCAATCAAAGGATGCTTGAATACCACGCATCAAGATCAACCAATGAAGATCAACTTTGATAATTGGGAAACCGATGAAGATGGCTTCATCTACGCAGTTGATGCAACGTTTCTCTTTACTGATGAAGATCATCTGTTCGTCAACGAACAAACTCAACTGGCGTACAGGAACGGTGTAGTTCCACATTCAGCCAGAGCGTTCTTGCCCGTTCGTATTCAAAAGTGGTTCAACGACAATGTCAGCGGTGAATGGTGCTATGACAGCAAGGCATCTATGCGAACGCTATTGATAATACAACGCAACGAAGTCAAGTATCGATTCTATTT